CGGGCGATTCCGTTGTATCAACAGCACCCCAGCCCGGTGTTTGCGGATTGCTGATATTTTGCCAGTTTACGCCTTGTGTGTCATCAATAATTTCCCACAAATATCGTCCACCGTTTGTTTCCGTTATAGCCATCGTTTCCGACCGGCTTACTGGGTAATTTGCACCACCACCATTTGTATCCGTTATTGTGGCAGATTCTGTTAAAAATTCTGTGTAATACGTTCCAACAAGTTGAGAATCCATTAACCCGGCAGTTTCAATCATTGTCGCCAACCAGACAAACAACTGCTGCTCCGAAATAGCAATACTTTCCGTAATGCTTGCTACAAATGTAGCGACTGCCTGCTCAACGGTTGCTATGGCTACGGTTTCATTAACCAATTCGTTATAACTTGTTTGCGCCGTATTTGTATCAGAAATAACCTTTGTATCCGTAACTGTTGCTGTGTAAGCTGTCAGAGCCGTATTGCTGTCTTGTATCAAGGCAGTTTCAATAACAGATTTAGCAAAGGTTGCAGCCACTGTCTGTGATTCTGCAATTCCAGCAGTTTCAGTAATAGACTTGGCAAATGTAGCTGCTACCGACTGGGATTCCGCAATGGCTGAAGTCTCTGTAATAGCTTTAGCAAAAGTTGCTGCTACGCTCTGGGTTTCAGATATGGATGCTGTTTCGTTAATAGACAGTCCATAATTAGCTATTGCTGACTGTACATCTGTAATGACAGCAGTTTCTGTGACAGATGCTCCAAACGCCGTAGTTGCAGACTGATTGTCGGCTATAACCCCAGACTCATTGACTGCCACGCCATAAGTGACTTGGGCTTCTTGGGTTTCTGCAATCCCTACAACACCGCCCCAACCACTTGACCCCCATGTATCTGCGCCCCATGCGGTCTGGGTGTTTAACGACTCAGTAATGCTCTCGTCGTAGGCGGTGACACCGCCCCAACCAAAGTCACTCCAAGCGTTATCACCCCAACCGTAGGCCATCTTAGGTCAATGTCAATGTGTATGAGACAGCAATTGTGTCGCCGTTAACAACAGCCTTTGAACTAGAAAAATCACCGGCAGAGAACAATGTACCAGTGGTTGAATCTTTAGTTGCGCTACCGCCAATGTTAATGAAGCAGCCCGCCACTGTGCCAGTTGATGTAATAGAGAAAGACACCGCAGATGACGTAGTCTTGCTGCCAGCAGCCGCTGAACTAAATGAAGGTGTAGGACGGTTGCCAGAGTATGCAGGAGCGTTAGTGCCGCCAACTTCATTCCAGCTTGCGTGAGAAGCCTGTGTATCAGCAGCCACGGCTGTACCAGTACCCTTTAAACCCATCACAACTGCGCCAGCGGCTGAGTTGCCAAGGATGGTGTCCAAAGTCAAGTTCTGGCCAACAGTTGTTACCAAGTTCTCAATAGGCTCGTCCCATTTGACAAAACCATCTGCGCTGTAGCAAACAGCGTGATAGTAACCATTGATAGCCATCTGGTCAGAAGGCGTTGTGTTGTATTTTGTTGCTGCTGACACTTGGTCTGTAGCGGTCATTTTATCTAAGCTCATGTGAGACTCCTTAATTAGAAGAACGTATTAACGAAGTGGTTGGGCCGTTTACGGGCATTGTGATGGTGAAAGTTGTCGTTGAAGTCTTGTCAGACCCAAAGTCCAGCACGGCCACAGACTTGTTACCTTGACTAGAGTTATAGATCAAAGCGCACCGCGCTGTTAATGCGGCATTCCACGATATATTAGGAAACCCAACATAAGCCGTGTATCCAGAGGACGCCACTGTAACAGGTGTTAGAGTGGAACCACCAGCTGTGTAACCAGATGCTACTACCTCATTGGTAGAGGAGTAAACAGTGGTGGCTTCGTTTAGATCCGCGCTGGCCGTGTACAAAGCAATCTTGATAACGTCTGTCGTAAGATCGTGAATGCCTTGATACAGCTCGGCCTTGAAGCTAGTGGTTTGGGTCTGAACAATACTCATGAGACTGCAACCCTAACTTGACCATCGCGGTAAGCATCCGCACGTTGTTTGCCATCACCCAAGTTCTTGAGCAGAGCCATAGCCTGCACATAGCGTTCTTGGTACAGTTTATACATACCGTCTTCAGGCGCGCTCTTCATGTACGTTCCAGCCTCAGACAAAGTGCCATACAGCAATGCAGAATCAAAGTTATCACCCAGCCATGTAGTCAAGGCAGTCACAATAGACTCTGGGTAGTAATAGTAGTGAAGCTCTGCATAGTAATTAGCGTTTGGCGTAGGGCCAAGAATAAACGACAACTCATTCACATTAGCTGACTGGGGGCCAAAGATGGCGTAGTGACGGGGCTCTGCTACTTCTGCGCTTAAAGGATAAGCTTCACGCATGAAGTTAACGTCCTTGTTAAGCAAGTACAGATAGTCACCTTGGAAGACTACCGCGCCGTTGACCGTGCCGCTATTAGCCACTGTTAGTGTGACTGTCGTACCACTGATAGAGCGAACAATTGCGTTTGTACCAATGTTAGACCCAGTCACTTGCTGGCCGGCCACAATCCCAGTTGCACTGGCCACCACAATAGTCTTTGCGCCCGCCGTACCCGTTGCGGTTGTTGCGTTGTACGGGTAGATGGCAAGACTGTATGTAGATAGGAAGTCCTCTGGACAGGCTAAGTACTTATTGCCGGTTGACAATACACCCGTCACGTTCTTACGCAAGTTGGCAATCTGCACCGTGTTATAGATGCGTTGCTCCGCCTGCTTGATCATTGTATTGATCGTAGTCGTGTCAAACGTGTTCTGCGTGTAATCCTGTACAGCAGCAACAAGTTGAGCGTATGTCATTGGCATAGTTAAACCTTAAGCCATTGGGCCGCGAGACATTAAACCTTTGGTAGCCGCACCAGTACCGCGCATCTTAATGCCAGAAGTCTTGGGCTCGCCACCATTAGATTTGTTGATATTACCAACAGTCATCTCCACCGTATCCGCACGGCTCATGTTCTTACCAGAGCCAGGATTCTCTTTAGCAGCGACTTTCTCGCCCTTCATTGTGTGCGGTGGAGCATAGACTTTGGCATCACCAACCTCTTTACCCATCATCATTTTGCTGTATTTAGCCATGTTAGCCTCGCTTTTGTGCGGCAATCTTTGCCAAATTACGACCCATAGTCTTCATGTCAGAGTTGGTTTTACCCTTACCCTTACCTGTTCCGCCTTTTGTCTCTTTTGCAGAAGGGCCGCTATTAGGAAAGATGTGAACATCCGTCTTACCTTTTTTAGCGACTCCGTCTGCTGATCGTGTATATGCCATGTTTAGCTCCTATGAAACTGTTATCGTAACTGTACCAACTTCTGTCGTTCCAACCAAGTAGTTTGGTGTTAAATATTCATCAAAACTACTTGCCCCACCTACTGGTGCCCAACCCCATTGAATGTCTCGCGAACCACCTGTCAGATTACCCGCCGCATTCAAACCAGCCGTCACATACGTTGTATCTGGCCGTGGCTGATACAGCGCCTGTGGATCATAAACAGGATACATACCCAGCTGCAACTGCGGCTGATCTGGATCCCAGCAAGCTTCACAAACCTTAAGTTGATACAGCTTGGTCTTGATGACCTCCATCTTTAACTGCTTTAACTTGTAACGCTGGCCACACCGATCACATTCGGCAATAGCATATTTACCGGATGCAAAAGGAGTTGCCATTAAGTACCACCACCAATGAACGCTATACGAGGCACCAACCTCAATGTAGCCTTCTCGCGATCTTCTTGAGCCGCTAAAGTATATTGTTCGTCATAGACCCGTTTAAGCATATCCAGACGGCCTTGTAACTCAGGCACCTTCATGGCTATGTAGTAGGCTAATCCGGCCACTACACATGGCAGGAAGCGGAAATTCATATCGGATGTCTGTATACCAGCGCCAGCGTCTTGGATGCGGCGCATTCTGTAGTACACAAACTGGTATTGCTGTGAGTTATCAGGCGTAGGCCACACAGTCACCGCAGGAAGCTGGGGCACAAATACCGCAGTTCCATCTGTTTGTGCTGCAGCTGTTGTGCCGTTCTGGCCACGAAATACACCGCCCAGTGTTAAGCCACTGATATATGTGTAGTAAATGTCTTCAGTGCCAAGGCGAATAAATCCAGAGCCAGCTAACCCAACCACCGTACTAAGCGTGATCGTTGTGTCCGTGGACGTAATTGCACCATCAAGAACAGCGGCAGTAGGATTAGTTTCACCAGAAAGGCGCTGAATCCATACTTGGATGGGACGCCCCTGAACCAACTTGTTAGGGATCGTTGCATATGTAGACACACTTATTCGGGTAATACTTAAGTCGGCCTGAGTAGATGCGTTGTTAGCCTGCGTTCTGATCACATGATCCAGTAGGTCAATCGTATCTGTAGGCAGGGCATATGTGGCCAGTCCCGGAGTCAGGGTAATAGTCCCAGTCTCAATTGTCCACATATTGATGCCGCGATTAGCCCACTCAATGGTCATCAGGTTGAGAGAACGGCGAGCTGTGCGTAGGTCATAACCTGTACGCATCTCACGGCCAGCTCTCTCCCACGCCTCTTCCGCGAGCTCGGTGAACTCCATGTTAAAGGCTGTGGTTCCTGTAGTGGTCATTTCTTGGCAGCTCTCATGTTATCAACAAGGTTTGGATAAGGACGTCCAGCGGCCTTGGCCATTGCTTTAGCTTTAGACTTCTTGGCAGAGCTCATTGGTTTGGATGGGCCAAGATTCTTAGGCCGTGGTTTTTCCCATACTTCTCCGCCTTTGGCGTACTCAGTAAAGTCGGTGTCATCCCTACGCTCTTTGCGTACACC